CTTCACTATCACAAATTTATATTGATAAAAATTTAGCATCAAGTAATAGTGCGGTTGGTATCATAACTGCAAAGTTTGAAAATGATTTAATTAAATTACAAATAATAAACGATAGGGCAAATGATTTTGAGACACGTTCAAATATAGTTGGACTTGGAACAACGACTGTTGGAATTGGTACTTATAGATTTAATGCATTAGGACAACCAGCAGGTGCTGAAAGAAGTGCTAGATTACAATCAAATTATGATACTGGTACTAATTCTGTTATTACATATGCATCTATCTTTAAAGATTTTGATACAAGTGTAAAATCATTAGTTAGAGTTTCTTCTGGTCAAACATCAGCAGTGCATCAAATTATAACAATTCGTGATGATAATGATGTATTGACAGTGCAGTATCCATTTGTTTCAATTGGATCAACCTCTGGTATTGGAACTTTTGGTGGTGAAATTAATGGTAATAATATTGATCTTAAATTTTATCCAGACTCTAATTTTACATCACTTATTGAAGTTCAAGCATTTAATCAGATATTCTACACACAAAGTGATTTTGACAATACACCAAATGATCTTGTATATGGACCTGTTACTCAAAAACTTTTCTTAGATACATTTGATGGACTAGAGGGTAATAGAGCGAATAAAACAAAATTTGATCTTAAGTATAAAAATATACCAATTTATGAAAAATCATTTGTTCCATCTTCAACAACATCTACAGGTTTAGGTGTTAGTGAAACATTTAATATTCCAAATCATTTCTTTAGTACAAATGAACAATTAACATATACACCAGACTCAACATTTATTGGTACAGCAGCTACAGCGATATCAATTGGTGCAACAGCAAATGTTGCAGGAGTTGTTACAACTTTATTACCATCAACAGTTTATGCAAAAGTAACAGATGAAAATAATATTCAACTATTTTCTCGACCTGAATATGTTGCATCTGGACAACCTATAAACGTGACTGGATTTGGTGCTGGAAATGCACACAAATTGACAATGACAAAAGCACTCACTAAAACAATCATTGGATTAGATGGAGTCGTTCAACAACCGATAACATTTACAAAAATTGCTCATAATTTAGATGCAAATATTGGTGCTGGAACTTCACAATTTGTTTTAAGTGGTATAAGTTCAATTAATCCTACTGATATTTTAAAAGTAAATGATGAATTTATGGCGATTGAAAGTGTTGGTTTTGCAAGTTTACCTCAAGGCACTATTAATGATGCAACTGATGTTTCTCTCGGAATTAGCACATTACCTGTGGTTAAAGTTAAGAGAGGAGTTCTAGGAATTCCTGCCAGTTCACATTCACAAAATGATGAAGCGAGAATACATAGAGGCTCATTCAATATTATCGGAAGCACTGTTCATTTTATAGAACCACCTAAAGGAAACCAAAGATCAAGAAGAGCAGATACAAATTTACCATTTGTCAAAGCAACTTTTAGTGGTAGAACATTCTTAAGATCAAATTATACAACAAATATGTTGTTTGATGATGTTTCTGATGACTTTACTGGTATAGGTAAAACATATTCATTAACAGTAGGTGGTGCTAATACTTCCGCTGGTATAGGTTTAGGTAATGGTGTGTTATTCATTAATGGAATATTCCAACAACCATCAACATCTAATAATCCAAATGGTAATTATAATATCATAGCAGATACAACTGCTGGTATTTCGACTGTACAATTTACAGGAATTACATCAGCAGATGGACAATTTATTATCTCTGAATTTGATATAAATCAAAACCAAGTGCCCAGAGGTGGTATCATTGTATCACTTGCATCAACACCAGGTCTTGGATATGCTCCTCTGGTTGGTGCAAAGGCATCATTATTTAAGAATGCTGATGGTGGAATTACTGATGTAGTTGGTATTGGGACAACATCTGGAATTAGTTTAGGAATCCAAACTGCTTCTTATGATAATATCACTGGAATTATAACAGTTACAACAGAGAAAGTTCACGGTTTTGCACCAAATAGACCAAGCACAGTACATTTAAAAGATCTGGAATTTAGTTGTGTTGGATACAGTGGTGTTACCACAACAATATTCCAAGATCATGAAAGACCGTTATTCTTAACAGGAATAGTTTCTGAAAGATCATTTGAAGTACAAGCAGGACCAAGCACTATCGCCCATACTTATGAGGGTGGTGGTAATGCCATAGAGTTCTTCTCAAATAATACTTTTGGATCAGGATATCGTGGAACAACAGTTTCTATTGGTGTAACAGATATTGCTTATGAACATAGATTTGTAAGTGCAGGTATTGGATCTATAAAATTAGGTAATTTTAACGGTTCTTCCTATACAGCAACTAATGCAGAATATATTTCTCATACAGGTAATTTAATATTAACAATACCAAATCATAATTTAACTACCAGTAACAAAATTGGTATTGATACTGGCGGAATTGTGTTTAAATGCTCTAAGGATAATTTCTTTGGAAACCACCCATATCCAAGATCAGTATCAATCACAAGTAATCCTAATGGAGATCCCATCGCTGGTATCGTTACTGATATAACATCTACAACAACAAATACAGTAACAATTTTTGTTGGACAAGGCGGTGGTGGTGGAACAGGTGCAAATATAACTGCAACTGTTGGTCTTGGAGGAACTTTAGCATTCAATATTGTCTCCGCTGGTACAAGTTATGTTAATCCTGAACTGATTATTCCAGAACCAATCTATGAAAATCTTGAGGTTGAAGGATTATCAAGAATAGGTATTGGCACTACAACTGATACAGGTGTAAACTTACTTGTTGATGTTGAGGTTGGTGCATCATCTACAACAGTTGGTATTGGTTCTACATTATTTGAAATAAGTAAATTCAAAATTTCTAGACCAGGTCACTCATTTAAGAGGGGAGATAAATTCAGACCAGTAGGATTAGTAACTGCTGCACATTTAACTGAACCAATACAAGAATTTGAATTAGAAGTAATTGATACCTTTAGAGATAAATTCTCATCTTGGCAATTTGGTGAAATTGATTATATTGATGATATTAAGAATTTACAAGATGGATCAAGAGTTAGGTTCCCATTATTCTTTAACGGACAAATTCTAAGTTTTGAAAAAGACGACACAAATACTCAATCACAATTAATTGATCTTGATGCTGTTTTACTCATCTTTGTAAATGGTGTATTACAACAACCTGGCATTTCATATCAATTTGAGGGTGGATCCACTTTCACATTTAAAGAACCACCAAGTCCAGAGTCAGGTCCTGATCTAAACGATCATGATCATGTAGATATTTTCTTCTATAAAGGACAAGATGGGGTTGATGTTGAAATTAAAGATATTCAAGAAGAAATAAAAACAGGTGATCAATTTAGAGTATTAAGAAATGATGCTATTGGTATATCAACTCTTGGTGATAATTCAACTCAAGAAAACAATCGTGTTGTCAAACAAATATTAGGTGCAGATCAAGTAGAAACTGACGTATATACAGGTCGTGGAATTAATCTGAATGATGAAAAACCTGTAAGATTTGAAAAACAAAAGGTAGATATTATAATCAATGGAGAGATAATACCAAAAACAAGATCATCCCTTGAACCACAAATTTACCCAACTGCAAAAATAATTGGTGATTTAACAACAACAAATGGTCCAGGCACAGGAAATGATGATGGTATTTTCGTTGATGATGCTACATCATTCCTATTTGAAAAAGATAGGTATAGTCAATCAACTGATAATCAAGTTGATGCACTCATATCAAATGGTGAGACTACTAATGTAGGTGCAGCAGCAACAGCGATAGTCAGTGCTACAGGTACTATTACGGATTTAGATATTACAGAGGCAGGATCAGGTTATAGTGGCACAGTTAGTGTTAAGATAAGCAGTCCTCCTGAAGTTGGAGTCGGTATTGGAACAACTGCAACAGCAACAATTAATGTAGTCAATGGATCAATTGATAGTACTGTAACAATAACTGATGCAGGTTTTGGATATTCACAATCAAATCCACCACAAGTTATCATAGAAGATCCTATATTTGAAACTGAAAAAATTACAAGTATTCAAAATGTTCAAGGTTTTACTGGTATAATTACAGGCATTCAACAGGTAAATAGAAATGGTTCTAATCCATCTGCACTTAAATTATTCTATTATGCAGTTACCAAAAATAAAAATAACCAATATGCCATTCAAGACACACCAAATCTTCTCAAGCAAGGATATCCAATTTTTGTCAATAAAACATCAGTAGGAAATGGAACAAAATCAGTATTTGGTACAAATGCAGGTGGAACAGTCGGTATTGGAACTGAATTCCTTGATAATGTTTACATTGTTCAATTCCCACCAGATCAAAATGGTGCAATCGGTATAGTAACTGTTCATCTCCACACAGATAGTAATGCTTCAATAGCAGGTATTAATACAGAAGGTTTCTTTGATCCTGGAAATATTGGACTTACAACCTCTGTTGGTGAGTTCCATTGGGGAAGATTATATGGAAATGATCTTAAACGTTCATCTAATCCAATTGCAATTGGTGTATCAGGATTAACAGTTGATGCGGGATTATCAACCTTCCCAACTATACAAAGAAAATACTTTGGAGATCCTTCAGTGAGGGGTTTAAGATCAACTGGTGCAATTAGAGTATTTGGACTTTCATAGATGAACCACTATAAATAAAAAGAAAAGTTAAGAGTCGATGCCAGCAATAGTTACTGATCAGTTTAGAATTCTAAACGCAAATAATTTTGTAGAGTCAGTTGAAAATACAAATAATTCATACTATGTCTTTGTAGGATTAGCAAATCCAAAAGGAACAGAGAGAACTAGTAGAGTAGGATTTGGTAGAACAACTGGATGGAATGATGAGGGAGAAACTCCTGCACCAATAGATAGTTTTTCTTATCGTGCTCATGTTGGTGATACAATGAGTTTTGGTAAAAAAGTTTCGTCTGCAAATATAAGAAGGATAATAAGGAGAGTTGATTGGGTTCAGGGGCAGAGATATGAGATTTATAGAGATGATTATAGTGCATCAAATCAAAGTCCTTTATCAAAATCAAATAGATTATATGACGCAAACTACTATGTTTTAAACTCTGATTTTAAAGTTTATATTTGTATTGATAACGGATCAACAGGTACAAATCCATTAGGAAATGTATCACAAGATGAACCCACATTTACTGATTTAGAACCGTCAAAAGCAGGTAATAGTGGTGACGGATTTATTTGGAAATACTTATTTACCATTTCCCCAAGTGATATTGTTAAATTTGACTCAACAGAGTATATTACAGTTCCTAATAATTGGGCAACCAGCACAGATAGTCAAATCAGAGCGGTGAGAGAGAATGGTGATTCAAGTGTAAATAACAATCAAATAAAACATATTTACATTGATAATGCAGGAGCTAATTATACAAATAAAACAGATTTTGAAGTAGATATATTAGGTGATGGAACTGGTGGTAAAGCGAGGATTGATGTTGTTGATGGAAAAATTACAAAAGCAACTGTGAGTTCTGGTGGTAAAGGTTACTCTTATGGTGTAGTTGATCTTGATAATTTAAGTAATCTTGTTGGTAGTAATGAAAGAGCAAAATTAATTCCTATTATTCCACCAAAATTAGGTCATGGTTCTGATGTATATACTGAATTAGGAACTGATAGAGTTATAGTTTATGCACGTTTTGATGACTCAACGAAAGATTTTCCTATTGATACAAAATTTGCACAGGTGGGGGTTGTTAAAAACCCAACTAAAGTTGGAACATCAGTAACATACACTGATAATACATATTC